TGCTGTTTGACGAGAATGCCGAGAAGGAATTATTCGATTTGATCGATAACGATTACTGCTCCGGCTTGACACTCAGCGGTGGAGACCCGATGTATCCCAGGAACAGGATTGCGATTTACAATCTGCTCCGAGATTTCCGATTCCGGTACGGCATTTCAAAGACTGTATGGATGTACACCGGCTATACACTCGATGAGATTAAGGCTGATAAGATTATCGACCTTGTGGATGTGATTGTTGACGGAGAATACATCGAAGCGCAGCGGAATACCGACAGGCAATGGGTCGGAAGTGAAAACCAAGTAATCTGGCGTAAAAATTCAAACGGGGAGTGGATTCCCGACAAACCTGCTTACACTTACGATAAAGATGTACAGGAGATGGAGAAGTGTGATTGCCAAGGAATGTAATACTTGTGTTCACAATGATAACGGTCTGTGCAACAGACTCGGATTCATGATAAGCGATAAATGGAAATGCAAAAAGTGGGAGAACAGCAACATGGAAGAAATCAAAGTCAATGAGGATGCGATAAACCATCCTTCACATTACAACTACGGCAAGATTGAGGTAATAGATTTCATTGAAGACCAGAACCTCAATTTCAATCTTGGAAACGCAATCAAATACATCTGCCAGGCAGGAAGAAAAGATCCCGATAAGACAGCAGAGGATCTGGGCAAGGCAATGTTTTATATCGAGCGTGAGATACAGAGGATAGGGAAAGATGATTAAGGTTGAGAATATTGATGTTTGGGGATTCGAACATGCAATCAGAGGTATGCGAAATCCAATGAACTCATGGGACAGATCCGACAGCTTTACCAGAAGTCATTACACAAATCTCAGCAAAGAGTTTGTTGTTGGCGAAGCTGATATGGATTTGATGAAGAGACTGTACAAGGCAGGTCCGGAGCACAGGAAGTATCTCAGGATGATTCATGTGGGAATGGATATTACCGCACCATGCTACTGGATTTCTGAGTTTGACACTTACAAAGTCGGAACAACGAGAAACAGCTGCTCGTTTATGCACAAAGGAACGTCAAAGCCATTTGAAATCCGGGATTTTTCCGTACATGACGATAGGATCTATGAGATTTTGTCACCTCTGCCGAAGAAAGAGTACACTCTCGGTTATAAATACGAGACAGACGAGTATAAAACATACGAAACGTGCGGTGGAAGAAAGTACAAAGTTTTTCGCAATGGGCGTGTGTTCGCAGAAGCCTTTGAATATACGGATACATTTAAAAACGGAAGAACAAGAAAATTCGAAGAAGCGGAATGTAAACCCACTAAAACGCCTTTTGGCTATTTTATGATAAGCCTTGGTGGGAAAGAAAATAACGAAAAATGGATGCTTCATAGGCTCGTTGCGTATTGTTGGATTCCTACAGACAACACTTCGCTTACCGTGAATCATATTGACGGTGATAAAGGCAACAACTGCGTGGAGAATCTTGAGTGGTGTACAAGAAAAGAAAACATCGAAAAAGGCTATGAAGACGGTCTATATAGCAATGTTAATTCATTGCACGCGAATTATATAAAATGGAAAAGAGGACATGTTCTTGTCGATCCATATAAAAAATGGGAGATTATCTCGGCATACAAAAAAGGAACCGCACCAAAAGATCTCGCAGAAAAGTACGAATTAACTAAAAGCCAAATATACAATTTGTTGCATCAGACACCATGCGAGGAAACGGATCTGTATATGTCGTGCTTGGCATGGGAACTCACAATAAATTCGCTGAATAATCTGAGAGATAATTATCTCGAGACAAAGGATGAAAAATATTTTCAGCGGATAAGATGTCTACTTCCATACGGGTACAATCAAAGGTTTACCGCAGATATGAGTTATGAAACCGTAATAAACATGATATGTCAAAGATCGAATCACCGCCTTGAAGAATGGCGAGAATACACGACAATCCTCAAAGGTTTACCATACATAAAGGAGATTACAGAATGACAGAATTATTGCAGTTTGTTTTAAGTACACCTTTAAATTTTGCCGGAACCATCGTTCTTATCATTGTCACAGCACTCGCAATTAGCATTGCTTTGTCTCCGCTTCACAAAGAGGGAGACATGTATATCCGTACCGATGATGACGAGATGTGCGATATGGTACGCAGCCTTGAGGATGACTGCAAATAATTTAAAGGAGGGATACATTTTGAAGACGATTAAGGTGAAATACCATTCAGATATAGACAGGATCGCAATCATTCCGCAAGGCTCATGGATCGACCTTCGTGCAGCGGAAACAGTCGAGTTAAAGAAAGGTGAATACAAGATGATATCCTTGGGAGTCTCGATGGAACTCCCAGATGGATACGAAGCACTTGTTCTTCCGAGATCTTCCACCTACAAGAAGTACCATGTCATTCTCGCAAACAGTATGGGAGTGATAGACGAGTCTTACAACGGAGATAATGACATTTGGAGATTCCTTGCTTATGCCATGGAAGATACGGTCATTCCGAAAAACGAGAGGATCTGCCAGTTCCGTATTATCAAACATCAGCCGAAGGTAGAATTCGATGAAGTGGTGACACTCGGCAATCCGGACCGCGGCGGCGTGGGATCTACAGGCCGGCTTTGAAAGGAGGAGCGCATTTTGAAATTCATCTGTGATAAAAAAGATTTGGCATCCGCTCTGAAGATTGCGACAAGAGCGTTATCGAACAAGAACAGCATGATTAATCCGATACTCGATTGCGTTCTGATCAAAACAAACGGCGATTCCGAAATCGAACTGGTCTGCAACGATTTGGAACTTGCGATTTCGACTACGGCTCCTGCGGATATCATCGAACATGGCTGTGTTGCTCTTGACGGTAAGTTGTTTGCAAATATCGTAAACGGATTTTCAAACGGAGATGTCAAAGTCGATTGCGATGAGGAAAAACTTAATACAGTCATCAAATCCGGCAAGGCAAAATTCAATATCCCCGGTAAATCTGCGGATGACTTTGTGGGACTTCCGAAAGAAAAAACAGGGGTACATTTCGAGGTTCCTGTGTACGAATTTTGCAGAGCGATTGCCGGCACAAATTTCTGCACCACTCAGGATGGCAGTATGCGAATGATGGAAGGTGAGTGCATCACATTTGCCGGAGATACAATGACCGTAACCGCACTTGACGGTCACCGCATAGGACTCCGCAGGATATACCTGGATTCAAACGAGGGGCAGAATGCGAAGGTTATTATTCCGGTCAAATCTCTGAATGAGGTAGCGAAGATTGCTGACGGAGATACGATGGATGTATCGATCGAAACAGGAAACGTCATTTTCAGATTCGGGAACACGATTGTAAATACCAGGGTAATCGAAGGTGAATACTTCGATGTGAATAAAATCGCAAAGGCTGATACTCCGATAAAGGTTACCGCAAACAGGAAAGACCTGCTCGATGCAATCGGCAGATCCACAGCCATTGTAGAGGACAAGCTGAAAAAACCACTTGTGGTTACAGTTGACGATAAGGAGCTGAGACTGGATGCGGTCACGGCACTCGGCAGTACTTCGGATGCAATTGACATCGAAAAAACCGGAGATGATATCCGTATCGGCTTCAATCCGAGATTCCTGATGGATGCGCTCAAAGCAATCGATGATGATGTGGTCACTCTCGGGATGATGAATCACAAATCTCCGACAATCATTGAAGATGAGGAGAAGACATATATGTACGTAGTTCTCCCGGTCAACATCAATAATTAAAGGAGCGGTGCTATGGAAGATGCCAAGAATGCCAAGAAAATTGTAGAAGAGAAGTTGACACAGATGGCGAACGTGTACCGCATCAAGCACATGACAGATCCAAATGATGAACGCAGAAAAATGTGGAGAGAATTTTACACTCTTGTGGAGCATGACATCAAACCTGCACTCATGGATGCGTTAAAATGAATTCTACGTCCGATTCCAAGGCACAGGAGTCAGATTTAGACACATAACTCACTTTAGACGATAAATTGGTAGGGTAAGACACATATAGGTCTCAAATGGCTTTCTGTAAAGGAATACGGAACAAGGGTGGCACCCTCGGGAGAGATGCTCAAATTTCAAACGAGGGGTGCTTTCCGGAAAGGAACAGAAAAAATGTGGATAGTCAGAAAAGGCAGTGCCGGTTATCATGTCGGATATTATAGGCCGGACAGTACGTTTATTACAATTATCGCAACTGATGGTAATACCAAGGAAGATTTACTGGCAGCTTGCAGATTTTGTCATTACATGAACGGTGGAAAGCCAAACGATGAGCCACCATTGAACATTGAAGACGGAAAATTATACGAAGGGGAGTGATCATTATTTTCTCGGATTTGGATTATGGAGTAATAGGTGGACACGAAGGTTCATATCAAGCATTGAAAAGCCGAATGAGAAGAGAGCATGATGTGGTTGAATGGGGAATCGAAACAATCATGTACAACACTCTCGGCAATGATGATGGCAAGGCAAGACCGATAAGATGCATTGTAAAAGCCGTAGATAAGTATTTCATCACATTGGAGTTGCCGAAGAAATATTGCCGGTCATTCGCATGGGATGAGTTTGAGCGTATCCGAGTTAAAAAGACAGCATAAAAAATTAAAGGAGTCTCACTTTCCGAGGCTCCTTTTTCGTGCGCGTATAGGTGCTACATGTCTTCCAGAACCGCCCTCTCCAAGAGCGCTCTCGCCCACTCGGGAGGAGAGTTCAGCCCTGCCTCCCAGTTCTGAATGTTCCGGACCGGGATTCCGTACATACGCGCGAAAGCTACCTGTGTAAGACCAAGTGCTTCACGCATCTCCCGGATGGACATCGGGATTGGTTCCAGGTCATAGTCTCCGATTTCTCGGTCGGAAAGTTTATGATTGTACACAATGATGTCCCAGTACTTGCCGGACGGATCATCAAGCCGTTCAGTGAATCCGGATGGCTGACAGCCCGGGGCGCACCCTCTTAACCTCATGCCGTATTTAAAACGAGGGGTGCTTTTCATGCACTCACCTCCTTCTCCCATTCCCACCCGGCATGGGTGTTACTGTCTTCATAAACGAGTTCATACAAGGTGTACAGACCCTCTTCCTGCGGAGCAGTGCAGTAGCCGTTGCTATAGCCGTTGGCTACCTTTGTTCCTGCCGGAATGTGTTCCCATTCATCAACTGTGATTCTTGTCATAATATACCTCCTTATCTGCAATACTCTTTGACCACTCTTGCGGTCACCATATCAATTCTCTTGTCCTTGCGGAGATTCCCGTAACACAGGACATGTTCATCCCTGTTCAGCCGTTCCGCGCGCGTAAAGCCATTCCATCTGGCATCGGCCTTCTCGATGGCTTCGGCATCGTTCTCGGCTTCGATGATTATGTCATACTCTTCCATCAATATCCATTCAAGGATAACATATGCTTTCACCGTACCACCCTCCTGCAATGGCTTTCGAATTTCAAAGGAGTGGAAGATTTTACTCTTCCTCTCCAAGTGTCTGAATGTAGTGCTTGCAATCGGTAACCTTGTCAAAGTTGCCGTCATCAATTACGGGACCGGCTGTCCATTTCCAATCTGTGACATCGGCATTTGTAAGCCCACGCGCGTAGAATCTCTCTCCGATACGTGCGATATCCGCATCGTTCAAATCCCAGTCTACGCTGATGTGTCTGTTGAGTGTGCTGTCGAACAGTACAAGATGTGTGCTGTCACCGCTTTCTGCCACATAAAGCAGGAATCCATTGTCTTCCGCATAGTCTCCGTTCAGTGATCCCGGAGCACCGTATGCGAATTCTGCTACAACGTCCGAGCGGTCGGTATCAATCGCTCCGTCCTCGGTTACATATCCGTAATAGAGTGTGAAGTTGAGCCGGCGTTTCTTGTCGCTATCCGCAAGACTCTCCCACTTTGCGTAGGCCTCTGCGATTGCATCAGCATCATTGTCAGCCTCGACCTCGTCTTCGTAGGCATCATCCGCCCAGTCGAGGATCACGTATTTTTTAACCTCCTCTACGTACGCATCCACATTCCTGTTCTCATCCGGCTCATCATTCACGAAATCGCCCTTGCTATTTTTCCAATCCTCCGCCATCTCGATGCAGTAATCTACATCGTCTACAACATAGGCTTCTCTTTTTTCGTCATACGGGAGCGCTCCCACCTCGAAAAAATCGAGGCTGAAATCCGTGGTATATCCGTTCCCGGTCCAGGTGTTCATGGTGATCTCAGCAATCTTCTTTCCGTCATAAAGTCTTGTCATGATAATACCTCCTCTTTAAAAAGTGCTTTGTTCTTTATCTGTATATAGAATACCACTAAATTAGTGTGCTGTCAAGTATTAAAACACTAATTTAGTGAGAATTTTTCAGACCGTCCCACCATTCTGCGGAGCATCCGAAAATTAAACGAGGGGTACCGGGCTTGCGCACATGCGGTCGATTTTTAAAGGAGGGGTACTTTTCGAAGGGTACCGGACTCGCCCGTATACATGCGGATTTTAAACGAGGGGTACTTTTGGGAATTCAAGCTGCGGTCCGGAATTTTGGAATTGAAATTTGCGTTTTTCGAATTTTGATCCTGATATCCGAAAAAGAATCTCGGATTCGGACGGCAAACTGTCGATTTTGAGAATTTCGGCAAAATCAGAATCTTGATGATCTGAAAAAAATGCGGATTCCGCAGGAAAATGAAATTTGAAATTTGCGGAAGTGCGGAAAGAAAAGAATTTTGAAAATTCGGAACCGTCACACATGCAGAGCGGAGCCGTACACGTACACAGCGGAGCAGCCACGGCACGTACAATGCCCGTAAACACGCACAGGAGCCTATTTTAGACACATAAGTGTGTGCGGTCGATAAAAATATCACCTACGACCACTTATGCCCAAAAACGCCCTATTCTATCAAGCATCCACAGCAAGAAACGGCATCCTACGCATTCACGTACACCCGATCACAGCCGATACGCGCCCGAGAGAGCCGACCGACTGCCGATTCTGCCGAGGTTCGCCCTGGTCTCCTGCGGAGCAAAAAATAATCGTGATCGCACACGCGTAAGAGTGCTCACCAAAAAGCCGTCCCGTGATCGAGACAGCTTCTCATGTACGCGCGTATAAGGTGCTAACCGTTTTCGCCGAAAAAGTCGCACAAAAACGCCCTGGGATCGGATTTTTTGACACTGTGTCAGGATTGCCGAAAAAGGCTTACAAAACCTAGTTTCCAAGTAGGAAATAGGGTATTAATTCCTAGTATCCAGGTGGGAATATAGGTGATTATTCCTACTGAAAAGGTGGGATATATCCCCTTAAAACCTAGCGGAGCAGTAGGAAATAGCCCAAAAACCTACTTTGTCGGTAGGAAAACAGGAATATTTTTGGCTGCAGGTCAAGCCCAAACGAGAAAAAACGCAATTATCCCGGGAACGTCCGAAAATACCGCCGGCGCCGGCTCTCGTGATCCTGCAAACGTCCGCACAAAGTCAAGCCGGATTTATTGCCGGCGCGGATCGTTCCCTCTTATTTGTTCATTGCCTGTTTTGCTTTTTCCAATGTTTCCAGTGTATCCGCATCCATTTTAAAACCTATAAATGATCCCGGCTGCAAATTCAGCATTGCGGAAAGAATGTTTATGATTTTTTCGCCTGGTACTTTCCCGGCTTTTATTTCATATAGTGTTTTTTGGCCTATAACTCCGGTTTTTCTTATAACCGTGGTATTGTATCCTTTTTCTTTTAACGCCTGTAAAACGTCAATTTTGAAATATAACACCTTATCCCTTCTTTCTATATAGAAACATAACAGAAACTTTTCCCGGTTAGATTGTAACACACTGAATGGTGTATAGTCAAGTACTATATAGTGTGATAAAAATATACACTAAATAGTGCATAATTTATGCCACAAAAATACACTAAATCTTGTGCATTATTCCGACTTGTAATACACTAAAAAGTGTGATAGTATATAACCATAGCAAGGGGATACAACAAAAGCTAGTAGGCTTCCTGGATTTACACAAGTTTATTCCGGGGGCGTGAAAACAGGATAGTATTCCGGGCAGCAAAACAATGATCAATAAAGAAAAGGAGAAAAAACAATGTATAAAGGTTATTTGGATATGGTCAAGGAAGATGTTAAAAATTGGATCGATGAAAACATCGACTACATCGATGATGATGTTAAAGCAGATAAAGACGCGCTTTTTGAATATCTCAATGACAATTTATGGACGGAGGACAGTGTAACAGGTAACGCTTCCGGAAGCTATACTTTCAACAGTTGGGACGCCGAAAACTATGTTAAAGCTGATATGGATACAGTAAAAGAGGCATTAAACGAGTTTTTTGTTCCGGCGGAAACAATCGCGGAAAAGTTTTTAAATGAAGATTGGGAATATTTTGACGTAACTGCTAGGTGCTATGTTTTGGAATCGGCAATATATGAAGTGCTGGAAGATATGGAAGAGGAGGGATTTTTTGACAATGAGGATTGAAAAGCTAAACAGGCGTTACTTGTTTCTCCGCCGATTCTTTCCGGCGTGGATCGCTTACAAGTTAACGGTTTTATAAGTCTTTCCCCGGCGCTTCAGGCGTGGCTTTCAATTGCACCCGGGGATTACCTGAAAAGGAAAATATCGCAAGAAAAGGAGATTTTAAACAATGGCAAGAAGATTTTTAGCAGATGAAAAGAAGGCAGCAAAATGGCTTGCAAAATGTGACACACTGATTTTGCAGAGGGACGGCGAAAAGATTTATATTTGTGACGGGCATATTTTAGTAAAAGTTGACCAGGGCATGTATAACACGGTATTCCGTATTGCGTCCCCTCGTTTCATCGACTTAAAAGACGGTCAGACGGTCCGGGCAAATAGCAAGAACGAGTTACCGACAGAATGCACTAGATACGAGTTTGAGAAGCTCATTCCGACAACCGGCGCGCCATTGGACATTACGCCGTATAAGCTGGAAGTAGAACAGAATAACATTGATTTAAGAATCTGCTTTACCGCGGACGGTGAAAGAGTATTTATAAATGATTTATATTATAGCAATTTAAAGTGTTTTAATTATACCGGTGTATGGATCGGGACAAACTACAGAACGCCCATATTGTCTAACTTTAACAATGATATAGCGGTAATGATTTTACCTGTTAACCGGAATGGTATTGACTGCAAATATGACATTTACAATGTCGATGAAGTAAACAGACGGATTGCAAGAATAGCATAATTTTTTTCCCACGTGAGAGGATCGTTACCGGCTCATTACCAGGCGTGGGATTTACAAAAAAATGAGGAGGTAAAAAATGAAACGATATAACAATTATTGCGGTAACAAAAATGTCGATTATGTTTATTATAACGAGTGGGCCGACCCTGAAATTTATTACAAAGGTTTTAAGTGGTCAGCATGGGAAGTAGAAGAGGCTTTAAAAGAACCATTTGAAGAGGATCATCCAGGCGGAACGGCGGCGCAATTTGCGGCATATATTAACGCAAGAGTAGAGGATCTGTTAGACGATTGGATTTATGCGTTGGGATATTTTGACATTCACTATATTAAAAATAATATTCCGGGATTCTTTGAAACACTCCGGAGCGAATTATATTATTCAGACGAGTGGGAATCGTGGAAAACTCCGCAAGACAATGAAGTAATAGACAGATACTCCGGCATAGAGTTTGTTGTGAATGATTATATTTCATGAGAAAGAGGAAAAGCAATGGATAATAAGAGTTATTTTTGGGCTTGCGTTGATCATGCCGAAAAGTGGGTGAAAAATTATAACATGTTAATGCCGGCAGATGTGGACCGGGACGGCCTAAAGGATTATCTAGAATCCACATTACCGCTTTATAACGCGGTTCCGAATTGGAAAGAATACGGTTTCGAAAATGACGAACTTGCAAATGATATTTATTCTTGTGCAATTGGATTTGTAGTTGATGGATTGGCACTTTTTGGGATATTTTGAAAGAGAGGAATAATATTATGTTTAAAGAGTATGCAACAAAAAAAGAATCCGGCGGAAACATTGTTATTAATCTGGACCGGGTAGAATTCTTTCGACCTGGTCGGGAACGTTCGACTGATTTTATGCTATCCGGTGTTGACGTTTGGTTAATGTCCGGCGCTAGAATATGGATTAACACAAAGTATGATGATTTCAAAAAAGATATTGAACAAAACAGACAGGAAGTGATTTTATGATTAAATTATTATTATTGGCAGTGATTGCCGGATTTACGGTCAAGCCGGGGACGGTCGAAACGATTAACGCGGATGTTATCACAATCAATGACGGTGCGGATTATTGGGACATATACGGAGATGGATATATTCCAGGGGACAAAGTAAACATGGTATTTTGCAATGATTCCGTAATTGCATTATTTTAAAATCAAGCCGGGCAAAACGTCCCGGCTTTTTTTTATTTGCGTCCGATCACGGCAGGAAAGAACGCCGGAAAGAGTCAATTCCCGGTTGTGCTGCCTTTAAAGAATTTTAATACTTGACATATTATAGTAAAACAGTATATTATAATCCGTAAATTGAATATGATTTATTTATAGCTGTCAATATAGAGTTATAGTAAATGAGAACACTATATATTAATATATATAATATTATATATAGTCTTTGATATTACTCTATAGTTGACAGCTTTTTTTATTTATTCCAGTAGTAAATTATGGTGTGATCGTTAAAGAATAAAATACTATATTCCTGTAATGAAAAGAGGTGATTATATAACATGGGTAGAGGTAACAAAGAAGGTTATAAGAATAGCCTAATGTCCAGTGAAAACGTAGATATAGATTATAATCTAAATAAAGCTATGATTGAGGTATGTCTAGATGTGATTAATAGTGATTATCCTATGTTAGATAATCCTTTACAGGTAAAGCAAACAATAAATAATTACTTTGATTCCTGTATATCTAGGGGATTAAAGCCCGGTAATTTAGGATTATACGCTTGTTTGGGATTAGATAAAAATGATGTAAAGAACGTGATAGAGGGACGGGCAAAGAGTGTTGACGGACGGAATGTAAGTCTTGAATGTGCTAGACTTATAAAAAAGGCCTGTAAAGGACTTTCACTTTACAGGGAGTCTTTGGCAAGTCAAAATAAGCTATCTCCGCCGATTGCTATCTTTTGGCAAAAGAATTTTGACGGTTTGGAAGATGTCCAGCGCGTGGATGTGGCGCCGGTTAATACGTTGATAGCAAACAGAACGCCGGAAGAGATAGCACAAGAAATTCCTGTAGATGATGTATAAAGCACTGTATACAGTATACATTTGTTGTATGAATATACATGATTTATAGGTGATTATGCATTTTTGGTTATTATGTATAATATATATATGCATATAAGCACTAGATTTTACATGATCTATACTAGAAATGCGTGTTTGTCGTATAGATTGAAACAAGATTGTTTTTGTTTACAAAAAAACAATTGAATTTCAAACGAAAACAGGAAAGCAGAATGTTTTCTACCTTGCTTATGCGGATGACGTAAAAGGAACGACCGAACAAGGCAAGGCGTAACGTTTGGCAAGTACGCCGGGGGTTATACCACCTTTGTCAGTTATAAAAATTACCCCCTTACTTTTCCCCAAAAATAAAAAAGGCCTTTTTCAATATCCATCCAAAATCACAGAAGACCTTCAAGTTATTATTATATATATTATATATAACCAAGATACTCATTAACTGTACCTAAACGTTTATATTAATAAACAAACGAATTTTTAATTACTACACCTACTGAATAAGCATTGCAATACTTGGCTTATTCATACATAACAGCATTTAAACTATAGGATTTTAAGTGTTGAATTTGCTCAATACTTTAAACTACAACATACTTATACTTTAAAATTTTTTAAAAATACAAAAAGACCTTTTATCTACATAAGCCATATTTACGACTATTATATATATTTATCCCAAAATATTCAAACCCTTGAACGAATCAGCGCCTTGTGTTTGAAAAATTTTTCAAAAAATCAAAAAGGCATCTCATTGATCGGAGCAAACTGCCATTGACTCCGTGAGAGATAAAGTGACGGTGACGAAATAGGTAGCCGAGTCCTCCGAGCTGTTGCGTACATAGGAGGATGTTAAGACGGGAGTCTTTTCATGTGAGGTGCAAATCCTCACCCGTCACATTGAGGTCGGCAGGTTTTCTGTTAGCCTTTCTCTTGTCGGCCTCTCTCCTTCCTCGAAAGCAGGTGATTGTTATGACACACAGCAACGAAGAAATTCAGAATGCGGTATCCGTCCTGAGAGACGAGCTGCTTGAAGCGGATAATTTGTATTACGGTTTCCTTGCAAGCATAGAATCGGCTTTACAGGAATCGATCCGCAGTACGAACATCAGAGAACTGGCAATCGAGATACTCGACCGAATTATCGGCGAGTTTGAATATAACGGTGATTAGGGCAGATGATGGTTCATTCCGGAGTGGTTCAATTCCGCTCCTGCCCATTTCCGTGAGAGATGTGTCTGCCGGGGAGCATGTCTTTCACTGACTCATGTTTCGAGCCTCCTTTCTTGAAGATAAGTGTTATGTGTTACGTTTCATGGTATGAGTTATCCGCACATCCCCGGTCTCCCCCTACAGCGTATTCGCCAAGCGGAGAAGGCACGGCTCTTTGACAGCCGGATCGTTGGTTCGACTCCAACATGCGCTGCTTCGCCCGAATCTGAGATTGATATAAAGCGTCTCTTCGACAAGCGATCCAATAACGGCTTTGTCCGTGATATATCGTAAATTGTTTTTTTAAAAAATCGAGATGTACTGCCACAATTTTTTCACAATATCTTGTAAAAACGGGCAGAGCCGTCACGGAGAGATGCTTAATGACTAACGGAGAAATCATCGAACGGCTGATGAAGACGAATCTGCATGAGTACAAGAATATGTCCATGCTCGTTGATATGTTTGTTGCCGTTCATGACGAGGAGAATTCACCATACCTCGACTACGCACTGCAATGTGCGAAAGAAGCAAAGAAAATATGTTCTGCGGAGACAAGGTACGATTCACGATTTGCGGATCTGTACTGGAAAATCATTTTCTTCCTGGCACCGTACGATTTTGACAGCTATCTGCTCTACATGGAGAAAGACAGAGTGTCGCAGAAATTCTACCTGCCGAGGAGAAAGCAGCTGAAAATTCTTGTTGATGCTTTGCAAGACTTGGAAGATGGCGTAATCGACCTGCTGTGTATCTCGCTTCCACCCGGAACGGGCAAAACCAGCCTTGCATTATTCTACATCACCTGGAAAGCAGGACGGCATCATGAGAAACCGATACTGACTGTATCTCATAACAACGCCTTTCTTGCCGGAGCATATAACGAGTGTCAAAGGATGATGGATCCCGAAGGTGAGTACAAATGGCATGAGATCTTTCCTAACCTGCGGATAACGAGCACGAATGCCAAAGACATGATGCTCGATATAGGCAAGACTAAGAAGAGTATCAAGCGTTTCTCGACTTTGGAGTTCACATCCATCGGGTCCGGTAATGCAGGTAAGGTCAGAGCGCAGCAGTTGCTCTACTGTGATGACTTGACGGAAGGTATCGAACAGGCGCTCAGTAAACCGCAGATGGATAAGCTGTGGCAAAAATACACGGATGATGCCCGGCAGAGAAAGATGGGTGGCTGCGCGGAACTGCATATTCAGACGAGATGGTCGGTTCATGACGTTGTCGGAAGATTACAGAGGATCTACGGAGACAGCCCGACTGCAAGGTTCATTGCGATACCTGCGATGGACGAGAATGACGAGAGCAATTTCGATTATCCGATTGAGGGCGGCTTCACCACACAGTTCTATCGGGAACAGCGTGAAATCATGGACGATATGTCCTGGAAAGCGCTGTACATGAATCAGCCGATTGAGCGTGAAGGTCTGCTCTATCCCGAAGACAGTATTCGCAGATATATGTCACTGCCGGATAAAGAGCCTGATGCCATCATCGGAATCTGCGACACAAAAGCCAAAGGAACCGACTACATGTTCCTGCCATGCTTTTACAAATACGGCACAGATTACTACATGGATGACTGCATCTGCTCCAACGAATCGGATTTTGACATACAGTACAACAACATCGCTGACATCATTGTACGGAACAGGATGCAGATGGTTGACTTTGAAAGCAACTCCGGCGGTGACCGTGTTGCGGAGAACATCGAGAAACTGATTATCGGTCGGCAGAACTGCGGAATCACGATGCACTACACTACGCAGAACAAAGAGACAAAAATCATTGTCAATGCCGAGTGGGTGAAGAAACACTGCCTGTTCAAAGACCGGAGCAAATATACACCGAAATCCGATTACGGAACGGCAATGGGATTCCTGACAAGTTATACCGTAGCCGGAAAGAATGCTCATGATGACGTTCCCGATGGTCTTGCTCAGTTTGCGCAGTTCACGGGAAATCTTCTCGGAGCAAAGACAGAAATCATGGACAGCCCGTTTTAGGAGAACGACATGGAAATCGACAGCGCCGGAGCAGAGAATCTGATAATCGCCATAACAAAACAGGCCGCGAGAGACTTGGAAACCAGAATGTCAGCCTGGAAGAAAAAGCCGAACAGAGATACGTTATTCGACCGCGATGAGTGTGTGCGATTTTTCCGGTCTCCGCTTTTTAAATCTTTTTCGGAGATAGATCCGGAATTCATTCTTGAGCAGCTGAAAAGAAAGCAGTGGGGTACAGACGATTGACAGTTAAACAATATTTGAACCAGATCCAAGACTGCCGTAAGCGGATCAGGGAGAAGCAGGAACAGATTGAGCAGAAAAGAATTCTTGCGGAGTCTATCACGGCAGGAGCAAATGATATAAAGGTGCAGTCCTCGGGTGACTATGACAGGATGGCAGCTTCGGTGGCAAGCATCGTGGACATGGAAGCCGAACTGCAAGTGATGATTAATGAGTATCTTTCGACCGAGAAAGTGATATCCGCTCAGATCGATGCAGTTGACAGACCTCTCGAGAGAGAAGTGCTCCATTGGCGCTATGTCTGCGGTAAGACATTTGAGGAGACTTCGGTCATCATCGGTAAAACATACCGGCACACAACAAGGATTCATGGCCTTGCACTGAAAAATTTTCGGGAAAAATATAAAATTCGCTAAAAATGTCGTGGAATGTCCTAGAATGTCCTATTTTGTCTTTGATATTGTTAGACTAGCAAAATGCGAAAATCGATAAGCTTGTGAGCAGAAAACTGTCTTGCAAGCTTTTTTTATTGCTCAGATTGGAGGTGAGTCCGATGAGCACATATGACGGAGCATATGAGAAATTGCAGGTAGAACTGCATGGCAGACATCGGATTTACACCGATGCCCGTGAAATCACGGAGAGCAATATCATTTCGGTTCTCCGGGATGCACTTACCATCCACGAAAAGAACCGGCAGGAAATCGCATATCTGCTCAACTACGAAAAAGGCGATCAACCACTGAAGCGCGAGAAGAAGATTCGCTCTGATATCGACATCAAGGTTGCGGATAATATTGCAAATCAAATTACGGAATTTTGGCTCGGTTACTTCTGGGGTAACCAATGGACGTATGTTCAGCGAGGTGACAGAGACCTAACTTCGAATGATCCGGATATCGATGACGATGCCATCACGTTATTGAATCAGATGAATGATGATGAGCAGTGCTACACGAAGGTGCAGGAACTGGCGAGATACGTGGAGATCTGCGGTATCGGTTATCAGATGGTTGATATCAAGCGTGATTATGCCGAAGGCGATTCGGTTTTTGACCTGCATACGCTCGATCCGATGAACTCGTTCATCGTTTACCGGAATGACATTTGGAATACGCCGATGATGGGCGTGACCTACACGCAGCTGAAGAATGGTGACAGATATTTCACCTGCGTTACCAATGACAGATGGTTCGAAATCCGCAACATCACCGAGTTGATTGACGGAACCAAGACCAAGACATGGGGTCACTTCGGAAGGTCCGGAGAAAAGAATCCCATCGGCAAGGTGCCGTTCGTTGAATACATTCGTTCGATGGACAGAATGGGCGTTTGGGAGAGACAGATTTCGGAGATGGATGCTCTGAACATTGAGGTATCCGACTACGCCAATGCAGTTGCGCAGGCCACGCAGGAAATCTGGTGGATGAATGATGCGGAATTCCCGACAAATCCGACTACAGGTGAGAAAGTCAAACCGAAATCGGGACAATGGCTTCAGACCAAGACGGCTCCCAACGGCAACAGACCGATGATACAGGCGCTTTCCAGTACGTTTAACTACAACGGTACGCAGGAAAACATCATGAATAAGCGTGATGTCATCTTACAGAAGTGCTATGTACCGCTTCAGTCGGAGCCAGGCGGTGGTTCGACAGGAACTGCTTACTCGATGTCTTCGGGATGGACAGCCACAGAAGCCGTGGCAACAAAGCAGGAGAGTATTATCCGAGGCGCTGTCATGGATCTGGTCGAACTGGAACTGCTTGCCATTAAAAATTCGGGATATCTGCCGTCAGACCATATCCTCATGGATCTGCGGACATCAGACATTTATCCGAAATTCCCGAGACAGAAGACATTCGATTTGGGAACCAAGACAAATGCGATGGTCACGATGATTAAAGCCGGCATCAACGGCAGAACTGCAATGCAGGTAGTCGATCTCTTCCCGGATGTTGCACAGGCATGGGCAGATTCGAAAGACCTCATCGAGAAATTCCAGAAATCGCTGTTTGAGAGAAATCAAAGCAGAGAACCTGCAGAGGGCGGCAGTAAGAGAACGATGTCGGATCTGACCGATCAGGAAGTCAACTCACCTACGCTTGACGGATTCCGTACAGGCAACGACAGAGGCGGTGATGTTTGATGCCGTTCGATGAATTGAATGTACTGGCAATCAGCACCACAACATTCGAGAAACTGAATGAAATCGCCGGAAAGAGAAAGCAGAAACACATTGACATCGACCGATATTTCGATGAGATGGAGTTATCTGAACTCGATGCAGAAATGAGAAAGCAATACGCTAGGCGAATGGATGAAATCCTGTTCGCAATACTGGCACTGCTCTTCATGATGCTGAAACGCAATGCCTATGACAATGTTTCGGCGATTAAAAACAAACTGGCAGATGACCTGTTGAGACTCACAGAAGAATTCACTTCTCCGGATACCGCGATGCAGAGTTATATTCTGCAATATTCGGAGAATTTCATCCAAGTCACTGTACTGAAAGCACAGCTATATACAGATGATCAGGAAGAAAAACTGGCCTACTGGTTCTCCGAAGACAGATCCACATTTAATGCCGAGAATGAGGCGAATACGATTTTCAACTACGATGATTATCGCATCGCCAAAGAACAAGGCATGACACAAAAGCAGTGGCTGACAATGCGAGATGAACGAGTCAGACAGACACATGCACATATAGACGGCATGATAATTCCGATAGATGCACTCTTCCCGGTTGGAGAGGCAATGCTTCGTTATCCCAAGGATTGGGAGATGGGTGAGAGTCATCTGGAAGAGTTAATCTCATGCCGCTGCACAGTCAAATACTTTTGAAAATCGAGAATCACTTCGGTGGTTCTCTTTTTTATACATTTTTTCGTCTCCCAGAGAAGAGAGACGTTAATAAACAATCCGCAAGAGTTGCAGAGAAGCACGTTAAAAAACGCGAAAGGAAACGAAATGGAAGAAAACAAAAATCTGGAACAGAACGAAAACACTGAGCAGGAGCAAGCAGCCGAGAACACAGAGCAGGAGAATAAGGCTCCTACCGTAGAAGAACTGATGGCTGAACTTGCAAAAGAGAGAGCAGAAAAGGCTCGTCTGAAAAATAGTTTCGACAAGGCATCTTCCGAGGCAGCGACATACAAGAAAGCGCTCAGAGAAAAGCAGAGCGCAGAAGAGATTCGGGCAGAAGAAGAGGAAAAAGCAAAAGAGGAACGTCAGAAACAGTTTGATGAACTGGTAGCATTCCGCAAAAAAGCCGAAGCCAAAGGTCGATACGCACTCCAGGGAATGGACGAGAAACTGGCAACCGAGGCAGCAGAAGCAGAGGTGGCAGGTGATTACGATCAGCTTGCCAAGATTCAGAAACAGCATACAGAGAATCTTCTGAAAGCCAGAGAAGCCGAATGGATGAAGAATCGTCCGGAACCGCTCGGAGGTGGATCGGGCGATGCAGATAATGACCCATTCCTTGCCGGGTTCAATTCTGTCCCGACAAGGTTTTAAACGAAAGGAGACATAAGCGATGGCTACAATCAATTATGCAGCTAAATATGCTCCGCAGGTAGATATGCGTTTTACGCACGGAGCAATTACGAATGGACTTGTTAATCAGAACTTCGACTGGATCGGTGTACAGACCGTAAAGGTATTCAGCCGCGCACTTACCGCACTGAATAACTATCAGGCATCCGGCCTTTCCCGTTACGGTACTCCGGAAGATCTCGGTAATGATGTGCAGGAGATGACCCTCGGACAGGATAAATCCCTTACTTACATCATCGACAAGAAGACCGAGCAGGACACTATGGGTACGATGGAGGCAGCTGCTACTCTGGCAGAGAACATCGATAATGTGGTGGTTCCGGCTCTTGATACCTACAGGATCGCTACCCTGTGTGCAAACGTTCCGGCATATGGTTCTGTCAGCGGCGCTTCTCACGTACTGACTACCACAATCACTAAAGCGAACGCTTACGAGGAATTCCTCAAGGCACAGGAGATTCTTGACAATGACCTTGCTCCGCAGGGCGGCAGAGTATGTATTTGTACTCCGGCTTACTACAACTTCATCAAACTTGATCCGAACTTTACCAAATCCGGCGATATGGCTACCAGAATCGCCATCAATGGCGTTGTTGGCGAGATCGATGGTGTTCCGGTAATCAAGGCTCCGGCCCGTTACTTCCCGGCAGGTGTTGACTTCATCATCACCAATCCGGTTGTTGCTCCGTCTCCCGTCAAACTCCAGGAGTTCAAGATCCATGACGATGCTCCGGGAATCAGCGGATGGCTTGTTGAAGCACGTTTCCGTTATGACTGCTTCGTCCTTAACAAGAAACGTGATGCAATCGTTGTACACGGCAATGTGACAGGATATGACAGGTTTACTGCTGTTACCGCTCCGACCGGAAATCCTAAAGCACAGGGTTGGTTCGAGAAGACAGGTTCTGTTTACAGCAAGACCGAGGATACTTCCGTAACGGAAGGTAAGACCTACTACGAACTGCACTGATCGGGAGGAGACATAATCCATGATTAAGATCGAGAAGGATGGTGCTGTCATGGAGGTTCTCGATGAGCATCAGTTTGCGGCCTACGCAAAAGTAGGTTGGAAAAGATACACAGAGAAACCTGCGGTGGAGGAAGATTTCATTCCAAAACCGCAGAAACCTGTGGAAACGGCAGTACCGAGAAGAGGCAGACGGAAGGCAGGTGTATAACGCATGGACGAGGAACTTCTTGAGATAGCCAAAATGTACTTTAAGCGCATTGGAGAAGACGACATCAAGAATGATTTCCTCCTTGCGCTTTGCCAATCCGTTATCGACACTTACAAGTTTAAACGCAACTATCCGGAGTCCTACACGGACGAAATGATAGAAGCTGACGTAAACCGTTATTTTGAACGAAGAAAATACGATATCGCAATGACGATTATCCCGGAACTGTACGGGCGAATCGGAGCAGAGGGCTTATCGATGCTCACTGATGCAGGAACCACACGGATGTGGAAGAACGAGACGATCCTCAATGATGTCGTACCGATTTGCGAGGTGGTTTGATGCTGAACGCTAGGATCAACACGCAGAAGATTTGGTACGCACTGAAAGAAGATCCCGTTCCTGTTGTGGATGAGAACGGAGACTTCACAGGAGAGATGTCAAAAGCATACGGTGCTCCAAAAATGACGAGAGCAAATATCTCACCTTCCAGAGGATTAACAGATCATGACATCTTTGGGCTTGAAGTCAACTACTCAAACACAATGTCCACAGCCAAAATGGATTTAGGTATTGATGAGCGGACTCTTCTGTGGGATTCGGAACCGCCACTCGATAACGATGGCAATGTCATTCCCGAAACAGCCAAGTATCGTGTAGCTGCTATTGCGAGAGGACATTATCATGTTCACTACGCTTTAAGACAGCACACAGGGCAAGGCGGTGATGACGAGTAATGCCGAGAACGATAGTTTTAGACCTCAACGCAAAAGGCGGCATTCTTGACTGTAAGAAAAGTCTCCGCAACTACAAGCGCACACTGAGTAACAGGTGCGACCAGTTTGTACGGAAGCTCGGCGAAGCAGGATACCAAGTTGCGGTGCTGAATAAGAATGCAATCGGAACGCATCCGAGTGGAGATGAACTGCAATACGGTCAATACATCGAGTTTGAGGTCCGGCACGGCAAAACTCCAAAAGGAGCAGAAGGCAATCTTGCCGGTATCCCAACGGCTTTGTACGCACTGTGGATTAACGAAGAAGGCATACAAATCAGAGTTGTAAATCCACTTCTGATGGCTGAGTTTGGTTCAGGTCAATTCGCTGATGACAGCAATTTCAGAATCGGTATGGGTAGAGGGACATTCCCGATGCAGAAACATGCATTTGAAGAGTTCTGGCAGTGGAAAGACATTGCAGGAGAATGGCATCAGTCATCCGGAATCGAACCTACGGCACCGATGTGGAAAGCATCGCAGGAAATGAAGAAGCAAATCTTATCGATAGCAAGGCAGGTGTTTTACAGAAAATGATTAACTGGCAAAACAGAATACTCACCAACGTAAAACTGGCCTTGGGAGACGAGGTTAAAGCGGTTACATCCACACAGTCGGATGTAAAAGCAAAGTTTCCTGCATGTGCGGTGCAGACGATAATCAATAACTCCGTTGCCGATGACTTATCTGCGGATAACGATTCGGAGAATGCAGTGACCTGCGGTGTGCAGATTGACATATTCGTCAAGACATCCCTATCAGATGCATACCGACTGGCAGATATCGTCAACAGCACCATGTATCGTATGAACTTCAGACGAACAAGCGGTTTTAATGAAACGATAAACTACACTTCTCCCGACATCAAAAGAGTTACCGCAAGGTTCGAAAGAATCATCGGGAGCAGTGATGTGATAGATAGATTCGAAGAATAACGAAAGGAGCAATGAGTTATGGGAAAAGGTATTTCTACCATCGGCACCGTGCTGAAATGTGGCGCAGATGCCGCTTCTGTAGCTGAACTTTGCAAGATTAAATCGTATCCGGATCTGGGTGGCGCTCCCGATAATCTCGAGACCACCGATCTCCAGGATACCGCTCAGACCTTCTGTCCGGGCGTACAGACAGTCGATCAGATGGAATTTACCGCAAACTATACACTTGAAGCATACCAGGCAGTGCTTGAGAAAGCAGATACAGAAGATCAGGTGTATGAACTTGCGTTTGGAGCAAATGGTGCTGACGGCACCTACACATGGACAGGCACACATACCGTATACGTAAACGGCGGTGACGTTAATGCCGTGCGTGAGATGACAATCGTATGCACTCCGTCTTCCGCTGTAACGCTCAAGGCTTAAGCGGTATTAAATACGGGTAACTGACAGGACGGGGCTTTTCGGTAAGTCCCGTCTTTTTTTATTACATGAAATGCAAAAAAGGAGAAAAAGCCGAAGATGAAAAGAACGGTTGTAATCAATAACACAGAGTATGATGTTCCGGAAATCAACTACAATGCGCTTTGCGACCTTGCCGAGTATGGCGTGGATATCCTCAACCCGAAGCAGATGAGAAAGAGCACCATCAGTTCAGCAAGAGCCATCGTGGCATGGATTACCGATTCCGATGTGGAGACAGCAGGAGAACTGATCCAGGCTCACATGATTGCCGGCAACGGTATCACGGAAATCTTCGATGCATTCACACAGGCGGTTGAGGATTCGGATTTTTTCAAAGCCCTCAGAAAACAAGAGGGCAAACTTCCCGTCCAGCCGCAGGATCACAAGAGGAAAGCAACGAGAGCATAATCCGGAAGAAATTCGATAATACTTATGACTACATCAAAGAGGTGTGGATTCCGGTAGGCGTGGCTCTCGGGATACCTTGTGAAGTCTTCTACAACATGAATCCTAAGAAATTGAAAAGGTACGCTCCGTACTACACAGAACAGAGAAGACAACGGCTGACAGAAATGGATTCGGAAAGTTGGCTCAAAGGTGTTTATGTACAGAGAGCAATCTCGACTATCGGTAAAGGGAGATATCCGGAAAAGCCGATTGACCCATACGGTTTTGCAAGGAAGCCGGAAGAGGATGTTAAGCCTGTTTCCGATGCAGAGAAATTCGCTACATGGGCAATGGCATTTAATAAAGCCAAGTTTGGTACGACAAGCTTGGAAAAAGAGAGTGAGGTGAGAACAAATGGCACAGAATCTTGACGAGTTAACACTAAAAATCGAAGCTGATGCATCGGAAGCCAATGCCGCCCTTGATGGGTTGATAGGTAAACTGGGCGAATTGTCAAAAGCCCTCACTCAAGTTAAAGGTAATACCAAAATCAATGTGACTACGAAACAGGTTCAGTCACTGTCTCATTCTGTCGACAATTCTTCCAGAGCAGCTACCCGATTCGGTTCTGCTTTTAGAAAATCGTTCTCCACGCTCGGCAATTACACCAAGACCGTAGCGAAATTCGGTCTGACTGTCGGCAAAGGAATGTTCATCGGAACTCCGACAGCTATGGCAAAAGGAATGATGGCTCTCGGCAAAGGAACCGCATCAGCCGTAAGCGGATTCGCAAAACTCGTCACGGGAGCAAGAAACACAAAAGAACGATTCGATGATTTGCTTACTACGGTAGGCAGTTTGGTGATTAAATTCACTGTTCTGAAGAAAGTATTCGGTACGCTGTGGGGTGCTACCGAAAAGGCGATGAACTTCATCGAAACATTCCACTACTTCGACAGATCCTTCGATAAGATCGGAGAAGATTCCGTCAACGGATGGGCGCAGGCAGGATATGATTCCGCTGAAGCATACGCCAATTCTTTCAAGGACAGAGCACTTGAACTGACACGGAAGATGTCGGGCTTCAATATCGACCGCGAGACCGGCGAAGCAACATCGACAGGACAGGTTAACCTCGGTCTTGACCCGAATATGCTTCTCAACTACCAGGCACAATTCGGTCAGATGGCGAACGGTCTCGGTATGACATCCGAAGCCGCTTTGCAGACATCCAAGGCATTAACAATGCTCGGTGCCGACTGGTCTGCTCTGAGAAATATCGGATTCGAAGAATCGTACACAAAGATGGCATCCGCACTTGCAGGTCAGACAAGAGCGGTACGTTCCCTTGGCGTTGATATCTCGATGGCTACTCTTCAGCAGTATGCCTACAATGCAGGACTGACCACATCCGTATCCAAACTGGATGGTGCTGCAAAGGCAGAACTTCGTATGATCGCCATCTTAGACCAGTCCCGTGTGGCATGGGGCGATATGGCAACGACACTGAATACACCGGCTAACCAGTATAGATTGTTAACGCAGAACGTCAATACACTGGCAAGAGCAATCGGTAATATTTTCCTTCCTGTTGTGCAAAAGGTACTGCCTTATATCAACGGTCTTGTAATTGCCCTGCAAAGACTGTTTGTATGGCTCGGTAAATTTCTCGGAATCAAGAGCGAGGGCGGCGGTGCTACGGGCGGTATGAGCGATGCATTCGCTGATATTGCCGATGACGGATTTGACGCGGCTGACGGTACAGATGCGCTTGCCAATGCAGCTGACGATGCAAATGATGCACTCGGAAATGCGGCTGACACAGCCGAAAAGCTGAAAAATACCATCCTTGCATTTGATGAATTGAATGTCCTTAATTCTCCGAATGAGAGTTCCACTACGGGAACGGGTGGCAGTGGTAAGAGCGGTAAAGGTAATGCCGGTTCCACAGGAATGAGTCCCGGAGATATGGGCCTTCTCGACAACGCACTCAGTTCTCTGATGGATGAGTACGAAGCTGCTTGGAACGCCGCCCTCGATGGTTTGAGCAATAAAGCACAGGAAATTGCCGATAAAATCGTAGCTGCCTTTACATCAAAGGATTGGAACGGACTCGGTAAAACGATTGCTGACTTGCTATGGAAAGGTATCAAGGCAATCGGTGAATTCTTTGAGCCGGATTTCATCAATCCGTACATAGAAGAAATCACCACAGGCATTGCCGGAACCATAAACGGATTTTTCGATCCGAGTAATCCTCTGTGGACTGACCTCGGATGGTCAATTGCCAATGTCTTAAATGCAGGAATCAGATTTGCAAACGAACTGTATGACAAGACACTTTTCGACAACATTGGTCACTCGCTGGGAATTTCGTTCCTCGGACTGGTCAAGGATTTCGATGCATACGGTCTCGGCAGACTGATGATGCAGAAATTCAGCGCCGCCGTCAGCATCCTCGAAGGATTCCTTGAGGAAATGCATGGACAGTGGGATTTGGTCGGCTATAAAGTCGAGCAGTTTATCCTCGGTGCTATGTCGATGATAAATCCGGAGCAGATTGCAAACGTCATCAATCTTGCGGTCGAAGGAGCAACAGATTTCCTTGGCGGTATCGGATGGGGGAATCTCGGAACCGAAATCGGCACGAAGCTTGAGAAACTGATTCTCAATGTAGATCCGCATAAGATTGCCGGACTTATCTCTATGGCGTTTAGGTCTGCTCTTCAGCTTGCCAAGGGATTCCTGGAAGAAATGAAGGATACCTGGGATGACCTCGGAGAGAAAGTCGGTACATTGCTTGCTGAAGCACTGAAAGGAATTCCGACAAGCGATTTAGAAATTGTTGTCTCCGATGCAATGATGGCTGTTCTTGATTTCCTGTCGAGCGGTATCAATGCATTCCGTAAGGAAGGTGGCTTCAAAGACCTTGCCGAGAAGACAGCTGCTCTGATAAATACTGCGTTTGCCGATCCCGAGAAATGGACAAAGATTGGCAATGCTTTACGTGATCTGCTGAAAGGTTCTCTTGAATTCCTTCTCAAGCTTGAAGGATTGATTAAATGGACAGAGATAGGAACGGAAGTTCACAGGCTTGTTAAACGTGCGATTGATGATCAGGAACTGTGGAGTGACCTTGGCGAAGCACTCGAGAAATGGTGCAAAGGCATTGTAGATTTCATCAACGCCGCATGGCCTTCCGAAGAGGAATGGTACAGAATCGGTCATAGAATCTCAGAACTTCTCCAGAAGGTTCCTTGGGCTTCTGTATTCGGAGCCGTAATCAGAGCAATCGTGGTAGCTGCCAAAGGATTGTGGGATGGACTCGGTGATACATTTGCCGGTCGCATTGTTCGTGGTATCATCGCTTTCAAACTCAGCTACGGTCTTCTTTCTCCGTTCTTCTCCGGAATCGGAGACATAATCAAAGGAGAACTTACAAAGAGACTGATAGGCAACAGAGTATCTTCGATGCTCGGCACTGCTTTGACGAACGGAGCAACCACAGCCGCAGGAGAGGTAGCAGGTAATGCAGGACTGAAAGCATTCACGGGTGCGATAGGATCTGCTGTCGGCTTGGCATTCGGCATTACCAAAGCCGTTGATTTGTCTAAATTCTTCCAGGGCGTATCCGAACAGGCAAGAGGTCTGAATGGACTGCTTACTGAAGTAGGCACAACGGTTCAGAATGTCGCAGATACCGCAATGCAGAACTCCGGACCGATAGCGTCTATGACAGATGAGCAAAGAACGAAACTGCTCGGTCTGATAGATGACTTGGAAAATACCGGAGCAACAAGCGGTGAGATGGCTACAGCTGTCGCAGGACTGCTTACTCAATTCGGATATACATCTGCCGAAATCGATGCTCTGTGGACGGCTTCGTCCAATGGCGTGAATATGACTACCGGACAGATAGCGTTCTGGGAATCTGTTGTGAGTCAGATGCCGGCTACTGTTCAACAGGCGAATTCACAGATTGATTTGTCAAATATCAATACTGCAAACACTGTCGGCACTCTGCAAGATGCTTGGCTTGGTGTACGCGGTCAGTTAGGCTTGACCGAAATTCAATGGAACTCTCTTGACAGTGCTATATGGAATTCCATAGGAACATCTGCAAGCGCACAAGAAGCATACGATTTGCTAAAGGTCAAATGCGAAGAAGTCGGCATCCCCGTAAGCGTACTCGATACATTATTCGGAACCGCATTCCCCGAAGCAGTCAAGACCGGTACAGATTCCGCAAAATCATCTCTCTCGAGTCTCGCAACAGAAGGTTCCGCAAGTATGTCCACTCTGGAACGTACCGCAGGAGATTCAGCAACGAGACTGAGGACAAAACAGACCAAAGAGATGAAACAGGCACATACCGAAGGTTCCAGGGAGATGCAGGAACTGCAAAAAGATGCAACTACATCTACAGGTCAGATGGAGAAAGATGTCTCGACCAATATGGAATCTTCGAAATCTTCAGTATCAACCAATACCGGAGAAATGAAGGCTGTTTCCTATGAGAACTTGAAAGGCCAGATGGCTGACGTACAGTTCTTCCTCAGTCGGATGGAGTTTAATTTTGGTAACGCTTGGAGCAAGATTGCGAGAGATGTGAAAGAAACGGCAATGCCGAGTCTCAAAGAAGCGGTCGGCACAGGAATGATGGATGTCCTGACTGTTATCACCGGATTTGTAGGCAGAATCGCAGGAGCGTTTGAAGGATTGTCTGATACGCTTTACGATGTCGGATACGCGGCAATCGGCGGTCTGAACAGAGGTCTTTCTCAGCACGTAGACTTGCCACACATCTACAAGCAAGGCGATGACAGATATTACTACGGTGACGGCTCTTGGTTTGATATCCCGTACTTCGATGTGAGATGGTACGCAAAAGGCGGTATGTTTACACAGCCTACACTTGCCGGTTTCGGCGAAGCAGGTGACGAAGCCGCTCTTCCACTTGAGAACAAAGCTGTCATGGCAAGGATTGCTTCTGCTATCGTGGATGCTTCTCCTACGGGAATGGGCAGTAAAGACATTGTGAACGGCGTACAGAGCGGTGTATATCAAGCAGTCGTAGATGCCATTCAGACAGGCAACGGTCTCGGCGGTAATAATCCTACGATTATCAATGTAAATATTGACGGAGAAAAATTCACTCAGTATACAATCGACAGAATTAACACACAGACGGAAAGAAACGGTGTATCACCGCTCATATATTAAACGAAGGAGGTAGTGTATATGGATGACAGTATTTACATCAACGGCACCGAACTTCCGATGTTTAAAAAGGACGGTCTCAAAATTACAAGAGAAAAGGTGTGGGCGGCAAACACAGGTCGAGCAGCTAACGGTGAGGTGGTCGGTGACATGATTGCAATCAAAACAAAAATCGAATGTGAATGGCCTCCTCTTACCCGAGCGCAGGTAGCAGAAATCGATGCACTGGTTTCCAATCCGTTTTTTCAATTAACATTTTCAGATCCTGCGACAAACGCAAGGAAAACTATAACAGCATATGCCGGTACACCTACTTACCCCGTCTACAGTTATGTGGATGGGGTAAAAACATATAACGGCGTGAGCGTACACTTTATCGAGAAATAAGGAGAACGTGGAATGAAAATACGTAACATTACAATGGTTAATTTTATGAACCATGTTGACGATATCAGGGCAAAGAAACTGCCGACAGTACTCAGTTTTGCTCTGAAGTGCAATATGGACGAGCTCTCGAAAATGGTTCCTGCATACCAAGAAGCCTATGCTAAAGCAGAAAAAGAAGGCGGTATGGCAAAACAGGAACTTATTGTGAAGGAGATAAACGTCAACATCCAGACCGTTACAAAGAATGTTTTTGAAAAAATGGATTCGGACAGCAGATTCGATGCTCTTTCCGGGATCGAGTTTGAAGCAATAGAGTTTATGATCGAAAAATAACGAAACGGAGGTGCATGAATGTACTCCAATGTTTCAAGTACTTTTATTTTCAATGTAAATCAACCGAGCAGGACTTTTCTTGCGGATATAAGAGACGGTCAGACAAGTCTCAGCACCGTAATGCGCTCGTTGAAATATACGAACGGAACAAACAATCAGAACTATATTACGCTTGGGAGTGCCATTTGTGCATCTGTTGAAATAAAAATGACAAATCCCGGAGCTACCATGCTCGGGAAAGAATATGGCATTTACATAGGTTTGAATACCGGAAATTCCGTAGAATACATTCCTTTTGGTTTGTTTACTGCGGAGAAGCCTGTCTTGGACGAGAACGGTGAAGTGACCGTAAAACTCTATGACAGGATGAAGAAATTTGAGACGGCATATTTTACTCATCTGACGTATCCTGCGTCACTGACAGATGTCTTACAGGAAGTATGTCAGATAGCAGATGTTCCGTACATTGCTCCGAGTACAAGTATTACTATCGAGAAGAAGCCAGAAGGATATACATGTCGTGAGATGATTGTGTACCTGGGACAGCTTCTCGGTAAGTTTGCCATTATCGACAGAAGCGGAAGCCTCGTGTTCAAATGGTATTCCGAAATAAATTTCACTCTGAACGCAGGAAGATATTTCTCTCCGTTTGAGAAATCCGAGAAAGACTATACCTTCACAAAAATCACTGCTGTTATCGGTAAGGAAACAAATGAATCCGGATCTGTAGATAAGAAAGTCACGGCAGGAACAGGATTAAAAGGAATCATATTTGAAAATCCTTTCTATACGCAGAATATCATCGATTACGTATACTCTTCCCTTCAAGGACTGACATTCAGACCTGCTTCTTTGAAAGCGCTTGGAGATCCACGAATTGATCCTGGAGACATCATCACAGTGACCGGTCTTCTCGGTGAGGTTTATAAAGTTCCAGTGATGAATCTTGCCTTCACTTTTGACGGTGGTCTATCTATGGATATATCCGCTGTCGGTGAAGAAGAACAAAAAAATGATTTCTCCGTAAAAGGTCCGGCTACACAAGCTATCGACAGGATGTCTACAAGGCTTCTGCTTGCCGAACAAGCACTCGTTACAAAGCTGACGGCAGACGAGGCAGAAATCAGATATGCCAAAATTACCGATCTCGATGCGGTAAACGCAAGCATCACTCAGCTACACGCAGATTATATTGACGCTGACAATGCTATTATACAACGATTCTCCGCAACAGAAGCTACGGTCAATAATTTGACAGCTGCAAATGGACGTATCGCCATTCTTGAGTCGGATTATGCAGATATCCGTACACTCCTAGCCGGAACCGCAGCCGCAACAGAAGCAGAAATGATTCATCTAAATGTGCAAAACGCGATGATCGATGAAGCGTTTCTGAAGTCACTGATGGCTCAGTACATCACGGTCAATGACCTGATGGCCGGCACAATCTACACCAACAAGCATACTGTCATGTCTGAAGACGGTGCGATGGTGATGGATGGTAGCGTACTGACGTTTAAGGATGCAAACGGAACTGTACGCATTCAGATCGGCAAAGATGGGCAGGGTAACTATAACTACTACCTTGTCAATGCCGATGGTGACATCATCTGGGATGCAACCGGTATAACGAAAGATGGTATTCCGGATGGACTGATTGTTGATGACATGGTTGCGGACACCACAGATACCTATCACGGAATCAGCGCG